TACACGATGATGATCTAGAAGAAATATGGGATGGGGTAAGAATTAAAGACCTGAGAAAATATATTCTAAATGGAAAGATACACGAAATATGTGATGGTTCACCCTGTATATATGTTCAAAACGAGATGAAAAGAAAAGATGGATTATCTTAATAACGAACGGTGGGAGCAAGTAGGCCTAGACACCAACGACGTAGAGTTAAAAGAGTGTATTCTGACCGGACACGGAGAGGTAGAGGCTCTACCCCACACCCCGTTAGATTTAATCAATGTCAAAGGTAGAAAATACAAAATACTAGATTTTGGATGCGGCATTGGTAGACACTTCAAGTATTTCAAAGGATTCAGCACAGAGCTTCATGGCTATGACTTGGAATCCATTGTGGGTAGATGTGAAGAATTGTGTAAAGAAGACATTGATTTGTTAACGAGTGATTGGTCTACAATTCAACAAAATAAATACGACATGGTCATCGCTTCATTCGTGTTTCAGACTATGGACAGTGCAGAAGCAGTTAAGAAGTTTCTTGAAGACATGCGAAAAATTACTTCTACGTTATATATAACAACTAGATGTTATATTGATGGTCCTGAACACGAAAATGTTGCTAAAATAATACAAGATGATCCTAACTTCGAAATAGTAATGGAAGATTGTAATATATATCAATTTGCAAAATCAAAATACCCAAGTGAGAATCATGCTCAATTTATTTGCAGGTCTGTGGACGAAACAAGGTCAGTCAATGAATTGATTGATCTTAATTTTAAAGCCCCTTTTGACGATGGCACTCATCAATTCGTATACAAGTCTTATGCAGGTGTGATCAAGGATATAAAAGACTGGTGTAAAGATATTCCAGAAGTAAGTGCTGTTTGTGGCATACCACGAAGCGGATCTTTTATAGCGTCTATTATTTCTGAATATCGCAACATACCACTTGTCACCGTAGACGGAATTCTACACAACAACTTCTGTTGGAGGCCAAGTATATCTAGACCGATATATAAACCCACTGGCCCGATACTCGTCGTTGATGATACTTGCTGGAGTGGCTCCTCTCTTAAGAGAACTAAATCATATCTCAAAAACAGGGGAGAGTTTGTTTACGGGTTGATGTATATCAACGAAGATAGAAAAGATGATGTAGATTTTTTCTACGGGATTTTGCCGACAATCTACCATTCGTGGGAATGGAGCTTTCTGAGAGACCCTCAGTGCGGGGCATACCTTTGCGATCTAGACGGAGTTCTCTGCCCAGACTTTGACGGGACTATAGTAGATGGCAGCGCAGACTATGTAGAGCATTTGAAAACAGTTGAGCCAACGGTTTACGTTCCTCAATACCCATTGATGAAAATTGTAACCGCTAGACTTGAAAAATATAGAGATATTACCGAGGACTGGTTGGCTCTACACAAGATTAAATATAAGCAGCTAATCATGAGCCCATACGACTCCGTAGAAGAAAGACTCTCCAGCGAAGGTTTTGGCAAATGGAAAGCGGAAGCTTATTACCGATGTCCAGAAGCGGCCCTTTTTGTAGAAAGCGAATACGCACAAGCCGCCGAGATATATAAAAGAACAGAGAGACCTGTCTTTTGTATGGATACAATGACACTGTTTGGAGGGGTAGGAATAGATGTCCCTGATAGATAAATTAGACATAATTAATTGTAAGTCTTGGATGGATATAGCCGATTGCAATTATGAATATGATTATCCGGGCATAGATGATATCCCTCCGTCTGGTATAGTCTATTGTAATATTGAACATATCACCAAATTTTTTGACAAGTGCAAAAGAACCCACAATAAATATGTGGTGGTCAGCGGTTTTAGTGACTTTGGATTAGCATACCAAAAAGAACATCCGGTGGCTACGGATATGTTAAAATGGTTGCCGTTTATAGAATCAGAAATACCAAAAATAGAATATAAAGCCCTAAAGATTTCTCCCAGATGCGATATTGAAAAATGTAATCTAAAAGATAGGTATTCTATCAAATGTCATTCTTTTACAATGGGAACCTTTAACAAAATACCTGACAATATTATCAAGTGGTTTGTGGTCAATCCTCTCCTGATGAAAAATAAACTTCAGGGCATCCCGATTGGGGTTGGTAAAGATGCTGCTGATGCTATATCAAACACCCCAGATCTCATAAAAACGGATTGGCTCTATGTCAATTGGCAAAACTATACTACAGACAGAATGCACATCAAGAAATTTTTTATCAACAACGGTTGGGATTGGGTGACTTCTCACGAAAATCCAGATGTCCCATACGAAGAATACCTGTCAGAACTGTCTCGGCACAGATTTGTAGCCTGTCCTCCCGGCAACGGGGTTGACTGCTACAGGATTTTAGAGTCTATTTACTTGGGAGCCATACCGATTGTCGAAGATGGCCCCGCGATGAGATACTTGGATGGTCTGCCAATACTGAAAATCAAAAGTTGGGGAGTTGTCAACTCCCTAGACTGGCTACAGCGGAAGTACGACGAAATCATGTCTCGTGTGCCACCTGTGGCCCCCACTCTCGATAAAGCTAAATTGTCATATTGGACAAAAATGATACAAGGGGCTTTCTATGAACATTTTTCCTAACATGGCAACCAAGGTGTTCTACGACTATTGTATCGGAGAGAACTTGAACATGGCGCACAACTTGTCTCAGCTAAAACGACACGCATCCATGATGTCAATAGAAGCCCGAAAGGTTCATCCATTTTTTGGATCGTGTACGACAAATGTCGTCAATCATATAGATTGGGATTTTATAGAAAGTTTAGGTAGAAATGGACCCAATTAATATAATATCCCCAATAAACCAACTGGGATACGGAGTTGCTGGACTCAACATAGTCTCGGCTCTTAACACATCTCTTGAGGTATCTCTCTGGTCAATAGGACAACCTGATTGCGATAATTCCTATGTCCCGCTCGTTAAAGAGTGTATAGGAAGATCTGAATTGCCCGATTTTAACGCTCCCTGCTTACGAATATGGCATCAGCATGACATGAGCCAATTTGTGGGAAGGGGCGATAGGATCGGGTTTCCTATTTTTGAGCTTGACAGATTTACAATTCAGGAAGAACACCATCTTAGTTCACTTGACAAGATAATTGTTTGCTCTGAATGGGCCAAGGAGGTGTGCCTGAAACATGTCTCTGGAGATCCAAAAGTTTTTGTGGCTCCTCTGGGGGTAGACAGAACAATATTCAAAGAAAGCGCGTCTTCCAGAACAGAGACCGTATTTTTTAATTGTGGTAAATGGGAGGTCAGAAAAGGACACGATATTTTAGTAGAAGCCTTCAACGAAGCTTTTACCCCTAATGACAACGTAGAGCTTTGGATGATGTGCCACAATCCATTTTACACAGATGAAGAAAATCAATACTGGGAAAATCTGTACAAAAGCTCTGTTCTGGGGGACAAGATCAGAATAATTCCTAGGCAAAGAACTCAGCAGGATGTGTATAATATAATGAGACAAATTGATTGCGGTGTCTTTCCTTCCAGAGCAGAAGGATGGAACCTAGAATTGCTAGAACTGATGTCCTGTGGTAAGCATGTAGTCGCCACCAATTATTCTGGGCATACTGAATTTTGCACCAAAGACAATTCTATGCTTATACACACAGACGAAAAAGAAGATGCGACTGACAACAAGTGGTTCTTTGGTCAGGGACAGTGGGCTAAAGTTGGAGAGAAACAGGTTAAACAGATAGCTCTCTACATGGGGGCTATTCACAGAGCAAAACAAAAGGGCAGACTTTTTGTCAATGACGAATGCGTAAAAACAGCCGAGAAATTTTCTTGGGACAACACAGCAAAGGAGATTATAAATGCCATCTCCGCGTAAAGGCGAACAACAAAAAGATTATGTTTCAAGGTGTATGTCTAGCGAAGAAGCCAAGAGAGATTTTCCAGATTCTAAACAGAGAGTTGCTTTTTGTCATAGCAAGTGGGAAAACAGGTCTAAAGGCGCTTATGAGTATGAAGACCCTAAAACTGGAGAACTTTTTTATTACTCTAGAAGGGGTTCATACAGAAAAAACGGAAGAACTTTAGTTTTCAAAAAACAGTCTAGAGCAAAAACTATTCTAGACAAGACAGCAGAAAACTACAACTCCAAGAAAAATCGAGATAACGACGAATGATCTCTACAATTATCTTTTCTAGAGACAGAGCTAACCAGCTTGGCCTACTTTTAGATAGCATAAGCAAAAATGGCTCTAATCTTTTTAATATGACCGTCATTTACAATGCTTCTTCGGACGCATTTCAAGATGGGTATAATATATTACAAGATCAATATGAAGAGATAGTCTGGACCAAACAGCAGTCTCCTCCTTCAGATTTTAGAGACATAACTCTAGAGGCTATAAAAAACTCAGGAGAATACATTTGCTTTTTTGTTGATGATAATATTTTATACAGAAAAGTAGAAACGACTTTTGAATCAATAGACACTATGTTTAGGTATTTTGACACTCAAGAAAAACAATTGCTATGCTTGTCTCTAAGACTAGGAAGTAATACATCAGTTCAAAACGAATATAAAGACAAGGCGTGCCCATTCCCCCAAGAATTGATTGCGGTTGACGACCTGTACGCTTTGTGGGATTGGACGCTACTACCCAAACATACTAATTTTGCCTATCCATTTTCCGTGGATGGCCATATATATAGAAGAGATCAAGTGCTAGAGATGATCACTTACGATTTTGATACCCCTAACGGACTTGAGGGGTCTGGTGAATTTGATGTCTCCTTGCCAAACCTTATGGCTTGTTTTGACGAAAGCGTTCTTGTCAATAGCCCTGCTAATATTGTGGGGTCGTCGGTAAACAAAGCTGGGGAAAAGTATGGGATGGAGTTAGAGGAATTAAACAATCTATTTTTATCAGGACATGCCATAGATTTGGATTCTATGGATTTCTCCGAAGTGAGAGGATGCCATCAAGAGATTCAATATCAGTTTAAGGGAGAAATCAAATGTTAGACTTTGTCAAGAAGCATTTTCTGTGTTTGGGCATTGGGGTTGCGGTCGGTTACTGCCTCCACTTCTGTCCGCTACTGTGTAATTGTGCTGGTGTGTGTCCAGTTGCTGGTGGCGATAAAGCCGCCTGCGCCTGTGACAATTGCGTATGCGACAAGTGTGCTTGTGACGATACTGGTTGCAAGTGTCCTAATTGTATGAAGAAGTAATTAACGCCAGTTTGGAGTGTTTATTTTAACGTAAGAACTATTAGGAAGGATAAGAGATGAGTCCGACAATGAAAGCGGCCAGAGAGCATTTTCATGCGAAGGCCGCTGAAGCTAGAGTAAGACTAGATCTTTATTGCCAGAACCCACTTGCAGTTGGCGATCATTCTAACGTAGTCGAAGAAGTTGTAAAGGCTACACAGGATTATGAAAGCGCCGTAAGCTGCATAGAAATTTTAGACGCCGTTAGCAAAGAGCAATAGTAATGTCTTTAAGATACAAAGCTAAAATCAATCTTGGTATTATATCTATTGATTTAAACAACACACAGAACAGCTATAAAATAGTTGTATCGGAAGATAGCTCTGTTCCATCGTATTTAATGTATGGCCCACAACAACCCGTAGATGTTCTCAAAAAAATATCTGATAAATACCTAAAGGTTGATTCCGAATGGCTCGATATTAAATTTTTAGGAGTGACCAATAGGAAAATAGAAAAGGGATACGAGCTAAATTTGAATCACGGAGTCATGATACCAGACGATATAGATCTTAAACACGGCCAGTGGGTTACGATTAGTGATTATTTTCAATCCAACGAAAATCAAATCTCTCAGATTCAGGATTATCACGATATTATTCAAAATCTGAACCTCATCACACATTAAATACATGATCGATAAAAATAATATAGAAAAACCGAACGTCCAAAGCCATATAAACTATCTGGTAGACGAAGATGGAATTATTTGGGTGGAGGCTGGCTGGGATTCGGACGACGAATCGGTTGTCGGTTTTGCAAACCTTTTGTATGAATTGCATTCTGGACAGTTGATGGCCGAGAGTTTAGAATTTATTAAAAGCCGGTGTCGAACACCAGTGCAAAAAAGACAATACCATCAACTGCTAACAACCCTTAATGATCTTTTTTTTGCAGAACCAGAAATGAAGGAACATGCGTTTGTCCAGAGCGATAAACCTGTAGTTTCTCCTACTCAAGTGTTTCCACAGTACGGCAGTGAATAGAGATAATCCTTTTAGTCTTGGAGGTAATCGTGACTGAAAGAAAAATCGCGTGGGAAAAGTGGGAAGACCTCCCGCAGTACACAGAGCCAGCACATTCTAATCCGTTTGCTGGTATAGAATCTGAGGATGCCGAAGAGCCTACCGAGTTTGATCTAGCAGATTTTTTTGAAAGAATCCCTAAGCTAGTGCATACCCCCGTGGGAATGTATCAAGTAGACGATAGAATGAGTCCTATTAAGCAATTTGATTGCTGGCTTGGTCATACTAATTTTGATATCACAGATTTTGTTCAAAATTATATAGAATCTACCCCCGGAGTTGAGGTCTTGGTAATCTTAACAAGGTATAGGTTCTTCTTAGGCGTAGGAAAGTTATTTAGCTTTAGAGATGTCAGGGTTGGCATAGAAAATAGCATTTGTAGTAAAGAGCTTTCTGATGATGATGAATTTTCTGTTGCGGATACAGAGGTTGAGGGCATAAAATTAGAATTATCTGAGTATGAGCACTGGGCCATATTTATATTTCCAAATGGAGAAATATCTCACATAGGAACCAATGACCTAGAGGATAAAAAATACAAGAAAACTGTTTTACTCTATAAAAATGCCAAAATACTTTCCGGCGGAACTATTATACAATCTAACGACCTCTAATAGTCTGACAATTTTGTAGGACCAGTGGAAAATAGGACGGAGTGGACCCGATGGATAAAAGGAAAGTATATGATGATGAATTCAATAAAGAATTTGAAAACATAAATAACGCAAAAATAATGAGCAAGGTCTGCGGATTCTACAAAAACATCATTCCTAAAGAAGATCTTCATAGATGCAAGCTGGTGGCGCTTTGGAAAGCCCTTGTTAAATTTGACATATCCTGTGGACAAAAATTCACGTCTTATTTATACAATAGCATCAAATGGGAATGCCAAAAAGAGTTGTATATCATAAACAAATACAGAAAAGGGATGGTTTACAATGACGATTTATTCGAATGCTTTGATCAAAACTCGACAGAAATAATAGATGCAATAGAAACCTTGCCACCAAAACTTCGAGATGTTATCGAACAACGATTTTTTTACAGCTTAACTATGGAAGAAATAGGCAATAAAAACAATTATAGCAGGGAAACAGCCAGAAGATATGTCAAGAGGGGTCTGGAGAAGCTAAAGGATATATGTGAATTGAACTAGGGAAAATATCCTTTAAATTGGTGTATAATATAGTAGGATCGGATCTTATACTAACGGGAAAAATAGGATTGATAGCCAAACACAGAAAGGTGTTTAAAATGGCTACAACTACAATATCAGGTACAGGCAAAAAGAACAACGGGGCCACTGTCCTCGGCATCAATGCCGCCACCACCACCACGGCAGGGTCTCCTGTCACAAGAACTTTTGAAGTCAAGGCTAACGCCATCTCAGAAACACCCGACGTTGGCTATGGGGCCAAGGTTGTGGCTCTGACAGGCTCCAAGTGGAAGGCCGGTGTCCAGACTGCCAAAGGCTCTGGAGCTTTGGCTTACCAACCCAAGGCCAATGATCCTCAGTTCTTGCTTCGTGGCTATGCCTCGAAGATTAATAACGTTGCTTCAACCCTACTGACCTTCCCCGGAAGCGAAGTGCCAGAGCGCGTTGCTATTCATGACTTGTCTGAAACTGAGCGAATTGATATTACTAGCATTGCTTATAGCACCGGTATCGCAACCGATGGTGGCAGCGCTGGCAATAACGTTTCGTTTAACGCCGACCATGCTGCTACGCCCACTCGCGCAGTACCCGGCGAATTCACCATTCTGGAAGACTTTGTTACGTTTACGAACAACAACAAGGACTATCCTGCCAAGACTGGTGGCTAATTGACAATTTCATAACACGGAGGGGTCGTTGGTTCACACTCTCGACCCCTCTTTTTATCTTGGAGTCATCATGGATTCAGAAATCTTTTCAGTTCCTATGCTGGCCGCAGTAGTGGCAATTGTTTTGATTTTAGGGAAGGTGATTGAGGTTCTTATCCTAAAAGCAGTTCCTTCAAAGTCAGTTTTGATGGATGACGAAAGAGACTGGTTAAAAAACTCTAATGAAATCATGTCCAAATGTGATACCGATGGAACACCCTTGGTATACGTGCCCAGAAGCTGGGCAGAAATCCAAAAAGACATGCAGAATGTAATGATTAAAATCGTAAATGATCAGAGAAGGATCGCTGATATATTAGACAGAATAGAAAAAAAACTAGAGAACAATTAGATGCTATTGGTTCCCTATCGCGAAGCGATGTCCCAAATTCAAGAGGCAGACGTTTTACTGTTTCGCGGAGAGGGACTAATTTCTTGGCTCATTAAAAGGTATGGCAGTGGAGTCCACAGCCATGCCGCGATAGCACATTGGGACGATGACGATCTGCAATGTATAGAATTCAGAGAGTTTAAGGGCGGTAGAGCCGTTTCTATGAAATCTCAGGTTGAAACCCATCCCGATAACATCGACGTATTTAGAGCGGCTAACTATATTGAGTTTGATGATAAAGGTCATAGACTTACGAAAGACATAGCCAACGATATCACAGACGTTATGAAAAAGATCACAGGTCTGCCGTATGGTTGGAAAAATTTCTGGAAGCTCGGAAAACACTATTTGCCATTTTGTAGGCTGGCAGAACAGAACATAAAAGATGATGATCCAACGAACGTGTTCGTTTGTAGCACGGCGGTTGTTTACGCCTACAGACAAGCGCATCTAGACCCAGTGCCTTACCTCGCTGACTCTGCGGTAACACCGGCAGATCTAGCAAGATCTTGTCTTTTCGAATATAAGTTTACAATCCAAAAGGACTGGTGATGCAGGATTTAGGAATCATTCTAGTAGGATTTGCGTGTGTGCTACTTATTTTAGGTATACTCATGAAGGTTAAAAACCGTTGAGGAAACAACTATGAATAAATTTCTATGCGCGATAGCGCTTTTCTTAGCGTTAATTCTAAGCAGCAGTCCAGCATCCGCTCAACCACTCACCATAGATCAAGCACTAGACGCAGTATGTAGAGTAAATACCAACGGAGCCATAGGCAGCGGAACTGTATTTCAAGAAGATGAAGAAAACTACTACGTACTGACCAACGGCCATGTAATTGGAAGAGCCAAGAGAGGCCACCTAGAGTTCTTTCAAGATGGCTACAAGTCCGCTATGATTCCTTTTAAAACTGAATACGTAGCTTACGAAGAGGGAACCGCTCTTGATCTAGCTATAGTGTCAGTAAAAAAGAAATATTTCGGTCGATATCCCCCTAGAGTCATTCCTCTTGCTCCCAAAGGTACAAAAATAGGAGCTAACGATCTTGTGATGGCTGGCGGATGTCCTTCCGCACAATGGGTTTGCGCTTGGAAAGGCAGAGTCCTGAGAAATGCGGGGGCTGTTGTTAGTTTTAATGCTGCTCCTATTGGTGGTCAATCAGGTAGCGGAGTTCTCATTCTTATCAAAGATGACAAGGGAGAGACTCACACTAGGTTGGGTATCTTGCTGGCTTGGAGAGTTGGAGATGGGGCTTGGACAGATGATGGTCCAGATGACTATGGCGCTGGCCTATCCCTAAAGCAGATTTACGATATCATTGAGGGTAATGGTCAGGGACATCCTATTGAAACTTCTTACAGTTTAGTGTACGAAGAAAAAGAAGAGGCTATAAACACTAAGTCCGCAGAAGAAAGATTAAGTAAAGTCTGTCCTCACTGTGGCCATAAGATTAAAGACCATGTGGTTATTCCCCTCAAGGGTGGTCTTAGGAAAACCCCCAAGGGAGAGTTCATGTTTTGCCCCGAACTGAAGCTCCCCGGTGGTGGTATCGCAGATACGGCAAAATATTATGGTGGAATCAGAGTTGGCGAGCTATACGAAGGAAACGGCCTGTTTCCTTGGTGTCCTTGGGATAGATGTCCCCCGCCCAATCAACCACCTGTATTACCTCCCTCTAACCCAAATCCGCCAGACGGTGGCTTTGATGGTTGGCCCGGAAGACCAGATCCCGGTGGTCCTGTTGATCCACCTATTGACTTTGGAAAAGAACGCCAAGAATATCTTGACAAGATCACAGAACTTCAAGAAAAGCTAGCCAATCTTGAAGCTCTTTCCGAAAGCCTAAAAGCTGAGCTTGCAGGAGTCTCTGGCAATTTATCAAGTTCTAATAATGAAATTAACGGTCTGAAAGAACTATTAGGAACTGTCGAAGGACAGAAAGGCTCTCTTAAATCTAGAATAGATCAGCTACTAGGCGTTGTTAAAGATAAAGACGACAAAATTTCTGATCTTGCAGAAAACGGAATTCATTATCTAGATGGGGCTACTGGCGGTAATGGTAACGCAGTTGAAAACGTTAGCTTTACCCTTGGTGGAGCCAGTCTAGGCATGCTTGCCCTCAAATACGGAGTTCCATTTTTACTTAACAGAAGAAGGAGAAGAAAAAAGAAAAAAGAGGATGACGAAAACGACGATGATGGGTATGATATTGATAGGGAAACTCCTGTTCCGCCCCCAATACAAGATGATGGGTGTGGAGATTGCGTACAAAAGCATATGCATGAACACCAGCATCATGGCTTGCCAAACACAAGGCCAGACCACCCGCAGGAATATGTAATGGATCGCAGAGATCTTCCTAGAGGCAGAAGCGTTGATGAGATGCCTAATGATTTTCTCCCTTATGGTTTTAAGGCCAACACAGTATCGTCACCCGGATTAGCACCACTATTGCCACATGTGCCCTTTGGTTCACGGAAGTCTATTGGCCCAGAGCAAATTATGACCGCTCTGGGAGAATTGGTTAATGAGTACGGAGACGACCACACTATGACCGCTTTTCAAGTTGATACCTTACTACGTCAAAGACTTAAGAAAAAATATAATATCGAGTAAAGGAGATATAATATGGCTGATACCTTAGCAACCCCTACCCACGACGCAATTATTCCTTATATGTTTGAGGGAGTGAAGTGGGCTATCCCCAATGTGGGGGATAACAAAGAGACTCATAACCTAGCCCTAGGCCGGTTGTTTGACAAGGTTGGCGAACACCTACAGGCATTTTCGGTTCGTACCGACTGTTTCGTTCCCGGCCCCCCGACGCTTGGTGCGGTAAAGCATCATCATAACATGTTCGTTCGCCTGAACGATCTTATTGATGTGAACACCAAGAGAGATAATGTGGAACGTCTTGAAGCTCATCACATTACGCATGAGCGTAGAGCATTCAAGGTCTATCCCATTAGATATTTTGATGTAAAGAATGACTACTGCCGTCGATGGATCGAGCTTTGCTTACAGGGCATGAGCAATATTGTTCAGCTTAGTGAGAACACTTGGTCAAACGACTGGAGTGAGTCTACGGCCATCGAAATCAAAAAGCTGTTCCGTGAAGCATATCGTCTGATGTGCGTAGAACTCTTCAGGGTTCCTTATGCCGAAGCGGAACTCGTTTTTGATAACACGGCTCCGTTCTTCTTGACATCAGAACACTTCGGTGGCTATGATGTATCACATATTCCCACTATCGAATGGATCAAGCATCCTGCTCTTGGTAGTGAGTTTACAGAAGATGAACTCAGATCTATTTCCACTGTTAATGTTCCTGTCGCTCCCGGAGTTGCGGAAAACGACGGCAATACTCCGCAGAGAGAAATCGAGCGGCGTATGCAGGGTGGTGGTGAAGTAGTTAACTAACCGCTATATATACTAAGACTTAAGGAAGGACTCCGATGAAGAAGGCTATGTGTATCGCTACACTCGTTATCGCTGTATTTAATATGGCGGCAAACGCTCAGGACAATCAACTTTATCAACATCTGCAAGACGTTTCCGTCACCGTGAAGGCGGCAGGGGGAGAAGGCTCCGGCGTTATTGTAACGCGGGAGATCGAAACTTCCCCAAACGTCAAGCAGAAGGTTAATTTTGTTTGGACTGCGGCACACGTTGTAGACGGTCTTAGATCGGTTAGAATTGTCATCAAAGATGGCAAGCCCCAAACAGTTGTTGAGTTCAAGGACGCTCAAATTGTTCAGGAGCTAGTTGAGAATGGCCGCCGGGTTGGCGAAATTAAAATGGAAGCTAAGGTCATTAAGTACAGTGATTCTGAGAACGGCGAAGACTTGGCTCTTCTAATGGTCAGAAAGAAGGGTTTTGTTGACAAGTCAGCCACCTTCTATAAGGCCGCAGGTAAGCCAGTAGCCATTGGCACAGAACTTTACCATGTCGGCTCATTATTAGGCCAAACTGGCTCGAATTCTATGACGAGAGGAATTTGTTCTCAAGTTGGAAGAGTTCTTGACTTGGGCAACGGAAGCGGTGTAGTCTTCGATCAAACCACAGTGACGGCTTTTCCGGGGTCCAGTGGTGGTGGAGTATTCTTAAGCGAGAGGTCTGGTGATAATGCTGGACAGTACATGGGGATGCTTGTTCGTGGCGCGGGAGAAACTTTCAATCTGGTCGTTCCCGTAAGGAGAATGAGAGCCTACGCCAAGAAAGAAAACGTTCTATGGGCTATTGACACAGACGTTAAGGTTCCTTCTCTACAAGAAATGACATATATGTCCACAGAAGGAACTGAAAGCTCTCCAACCAGAGGAACTAAGGCCACCATAGACACTGTAAAATTCCCAGTGCTTCCCCTAATTAGAGAAGACAATGACTCTAAAACCATCAACGCTCCTCGTACTTAAAGTAACGTGCGCGGCAGTCGTACTCGTTGCTCTGGATATCGCTATCATTAACTACTATATGGCTCCTAAAAAAACCGAGCCTACCCCTGAAGTTCAGAACGTGGCCATAACTAGCCAAGACGCAGCCGCCCTTGCGGCGGGTCTGCAAAACATGAACAAACAAGCTGTTATGAGAGATACGGTGCTATTGCAACAGCTTCTAAAGACTCAACATCAACTCGGTATGCATAGTCAGAAGACCCCTATGTGTCCCAGTTGCGATAATAGAGCTAATACGGGATATAGAATCACTAAGGATGGACCCCTCTGAAATGGATTTCGTATTACTTTTTTTATGGAGAAGAGACGATGACTGAAAAGCTACAGCTACTAATCAAGTCCCGGCGATTCTGGGTAGCCGTTGGGGGTATTGTTGTAACTACCACCAACATTTTTGGACTTGATCTTAATCCAGAGCAGGTTAGCAACATCGTTTTGCTAGGTGGCGCTTGGATCGTTGGAGACAGTCTAAGAACTGCTTAGAGGTTATCAATCAAATGAGCATCGAGAAGACAGACAGGATTGTTGTCACTGGTGGAAAAGGATTTTTAGGTAGAATAGTCTGCAAAAAGTTGAAGTCTTCTGGATACAATAATATAGTAGAGCTTCCGGGGTCTCGTGCCCCAATGTCACTTGATCTTACCAAAAGCCTAGATGTAGCTTATTTATTTCGAAATTATCAACCAAGTGTAATAATACATCTAGCCGCTAGGGTCGGAGGCATTGGAGCGAACAAGGCGAACCCCGGAAGTTTTTTTTATGAAAACATGGCCATGGGCCTAAATCTTATTGAAGAAGCGCGAAAACGGAACTGTAAAAAGTTTTTGTTGACCAGCACCGTGTGCTCATATCCAAAATTTACGCCGGTTCCTTTTAAGGAAGAAGACCTCTGGAACGGATATCCAGAAGAAACCAATGCTCCATATGGTATTGCCAAAAAGGCTCTTATGGAGATGCTTCAGGCATATAGAAAACAGTATGGATTTAATGGCATCACCCTTATTCCTGTCAACATGTATGGACCCGGAGATAACTTTGATCCCGATAGCAGCCATGTTATTCCAGCCCTGATCTTAAAATTTAAACAGGCAAAAGCTAATCAAAACAAAGAAGTAGTAGTCTGGGGAAGTGGCAAAGCCAGCAGAGAATTTTTATACGTGGACGATTGCGCCAACGCAATAGTAATGGCTTTAGAACAATACGAAGAGCCTTCCCCGGTTAACATAGGAACCGGAAAAGAAATCACAATCAAAGAGCTAGCCGTTCTTATAGGCCAAATAGTCGGCTATCGAGGAGAGATCATATTTGACTCAGCTAAACCAGACGGACAGCCGAGGAGATGTTTAGACACCAGTATGGCAGAATCCTCTTTTGGGTTCAAAGCTTCTGTTGGTCTAAAGGAAGGTCTAGAAAATACAATAGGCTGGTTCAATGAAAGTAATTTGCTCAACAGTTATACGAGCAGCTAAGCAGGGATCTGTACATGGCGGCCTCTATGTTATTGATATCGACAATGACGAAATCATTAAATACATTCCGCATGCGGGAGAGTTTGATAACGAGAACACAAGAGGTGGCGAAAGAGGGCTGAGAGGAATAGCCGTTTTAGAAGACAAAATCATTGTAGCTGACTCAAGCGGCTTATTAGAACTGGATAAAAACAGCTACGAAATAACTAATAAAAAACAGGACAGAGGATTTTTTAAATCCGTTCACGAGATCTGTTACTTCGATGGGCATATTTGGGTCACATCTACCGGGTATGACGCAATAGTTAAACTGGACTCAGATCTTAACGTGGTCGAATTTTGGGAGATTTTAGGAGAGAACAAAGAAGATCACAAGATATTCACAGGCAAAAGACAAATAGATCCCAAAGGCGCTGTGTCAGATGACAAATATCATATTAACTCAGTTTCTGCCTTTTCTGGCAGACTGGTGTTCTCTGCCTTGATAACACACTTGTATGATTTTGAAACCATGGAGGCTATAGAATACATGCCCTCTATAGATGGAGTTAAGAGTTTTCAGCACAACTTTTATGAATACGATGACTGCACCCTGATTAACATGACAAGTCTAAAACACCTAGGAATTATTAAAGACGGACAATCAAACTTCTTTCCAGTTCCACCCACTAACTTTGCTAAATTTTCAGTAGATAAGATTGCAGAAAATAACTGGAATAGAGGGTTGACTAGAAGCGGAAGTTATGCTATAATAGGCTCTTCCCCGGCTCGTTTGCTTGTGTTTGACATGAATAAGAAGGAGTTCGTCAAACAGTTGCAAATAGAGGAAGACATTAAACATTGTGTTCACGGTTTAGAAATACTAGAGGTATGATCATGTATAGAAGAGATTTTCTTAAAGTCGTCATTGCCACTATGGCGCTTGTTCCTTTTATTTCAACCGACGAGATTCAAGCCGCCGATGTACAAATCTTTGTAAGGAATATAGAACAGACAATAGAAACAAACAACCTTAACTTATCTTCTCATTTATATATCAACCAGTTCGTTCAGCCAAGATCGATGTGCTGGGTATGGACTCCCTGCGGCTGGACTATTCAAGCCCAACCAGTTTATTATGGTAACAACCTGAATTTTTATGGCCACCTAAGTGGATATCGCCAATTAATACAAAGGCGAGAGAACATTAAACAAATTAATATTCATGACGCTGATTATATCTATATTTTAGAAGACGGGTCTATTAAAATTTATGACAGAAAAGCGAAAAGCGTCGAATCTAATTCTGTAATTCCTAATTACGCTGCCGGTCTCGGGAGGATAGATGCTCATTATAGAGGAAGAGCTAGGTAGCTGGTATAAACCAGTAACCAAAATAATAAACCATTTTGGCTTCAAGAACGGTAAGAAAAAGGCGTTGCTGTGCGATATCGCCCTTTTCAAGAAACTTGATAGTAAATATGGCTGTTTTGGTTTTAATGGTATCAAACAGATCCTAGAGATCAATAAAAACGATGTCAACACATTGTCGATTGCCGCAAAGATACTAGGATTTCGAGGAGAATACAAAGTGTGTAAACCAGACAATGTAGGCAGGATATTAGGCGAAGAGTTTGATCTATGTGTGATCAGACAACAAGGACATGCCAATTTAGTAAAGGACATTAGAGCTACATACTCTTTAAGAGCATTTTAATATGGGTAAAACAGTACGAAAACAAAGTAAAAAAGACAAGCGTAAACAAAAGCTTAAAAGACAAGTAAGGCAAAAAAGACGTGTTGCAGAACCGACCAAGTTGGGATGAGTATTTTATGGGTATGGCGCACTATGCGTCCATACGCAGTCACGATTCACAAACCAAGGTAGGTTGTGTCATAGTCGGCAGTCCCAATGTGGTTGTTGGGATTGGATATAATGGGTTCTGCTCGGGAGTCAAAGAAGACGATCTCCCCACCACAAGACCTGACAAATATCCATTTATTGTACATGCGGAAGCCAACGCTATAAGCAATTTAGTAATTAAACAGATCGACTGGTACAAGGCTTATGTAACACACCTGCCCTGTGCTAGTTGTGCAAAATTACTGTGGCAAAGCGGCGTGATGGAATGGTATGTTCCTGTTGGTTCTAAGGCTCACGGGGAGGCAGAAGAAGACAAAATTGTCTATGATCATCTTATAGATAATGGTCTGAAAATTACATATCTTGATTCAGATATAGTGTATAATATATTAAAAGGCTTTGGGGAATAGATCAATGCGAGAGCCGCCAAAAGGCATAACAACCGATTGCAAAGTCGTAAGAGTTATTGATGGAGACACAGTAGATGTCGAAATAACGAGAACGATTCGTGTTAGATTGCTTGACTGCTGGGCTCCAGAAACCCGCACTAAAGACCCGATAGAAAAGATCAAGGGGTATGAATCTAAAAAGTACCTCAACAATTTGTTGAAGCAAGTTTTTTACAATGATCTTGCGGCCAGAAAACAAAAAAAGATTACTCTCTTCATCCCAGCCGATGAACAAGGAGAGCTTAAAGACAACTTTACTTTCAGTAGGGTCTTAGGCAGATTATTTGTCGATGGAGAAGACGTATCTGAACGCATGGTTGAGTCTGGAAAGGCTACTAAAGACAAATGAACCTTAAAGGAAATAAGAGTGATAAACCGTTCACGCTTAAGTTGGCGAACGGAAAGGAAAAGTCTTTTCGGGATGGCCCCGCCATGCACGCTTGGTACATGAGAAACAAAGACGGTCATAATCAAACCAAAAAAAACAAAAGACCCCGCAGGGGTTCCAAAAATAAACAGCAGGAATAATGTCTGTAAAAGAATTAGAGAATTACACGTTTGTTTCTAAATATGCTCGATGGATACCAGAGAAAAAAAGAAGAGAGACTTGGAGAGAATCAGTTGATCGTGTCAAAAAAATGATGCTAGATCGATATCCAAACGTGAAAGAGGATATTGAATGGGCTTATGACATGATGCATAAAAAGAGAGTTCTCGGCTCACAACGAGCCTTGCAGTTCGGTGGCGCTCCAATATTTAAACACAATGCTAGAGTTTATAATTGTATAGCGTCGTTTATAGACCGCCCAAGATTCTTCCAAGAGTGCATGTATCTTCTCTTGTGTGGTTGTGGCACTGGGTTCTCTGTCCAGAAGCACCATGTAGAAAAGCTGCCCAAGCTGGTTCAAAACAAAGAAGGCACTAAAAAATTCGTCATACCAGACACAATAGAAGGATGGTCTGACGCTGTTGGTGTTTTAGTCAGCAGTTATTTTGAAAGTTGTGATCTGTTTTCAGAATACGAAGGAAAAAGTGTAACTTTTGATTACTCTGAAATTAGACCGGCAGGATCGTATCTAAGCTCAAGCTCTGGCAAAGCGCCCGGACCTGAGCCGCTGAAAAAAGCCCTGACAAACATCAAGAAAGTTTTAGATAAAGCACTGAAGGAAGCGTTATTTTCAGCTAGAAAACTGAGGCCTATAGATGTCTACGACGTTGTTATGCATGCTGCTGATGCTGTTATTTCTGGCGGTGTACGTAGGAGCGCTACAATTTGCCTTTTCTCGCCAGATGATGAAGAGATGGCACTGGCAAAGACTGGCAATTGGTTTCATGATAATCCTCAACGTGGTCGCTCTAACAACTCTGCTCTTTTACAACGCGGCAAGACCAGCCCTGCACAATTTGCAGCATTGATGGAATCGGTCAAGGAGTTTGGGGAACCGGGCTTTGTATGGGCCGACTCCACAGAATTCGTAGTCAATCCCTGCGTTGAAATTGGGCTTTATCCTGTTGATGACGAAACTGGTAAAACGGGATGGCAAGCGTGCAACTTAAGTACAATTAACTGCGCCAAGATTAAAACCAAGGAAGAGTTTTTTGAATCCTGCAAAGCTGCTTCTATCATAGGAACCCTACAGGCTGGATTTACATCCATGCCGTATCTGGGAGAGACTACGGAGAAGATTCTTCGCCGCGAAGCTCTACTGGGAGTCTCTATGACCGGCATCATGGAGCGTCATGAGATTTGCCTTGACCCCGACGTACAGAAAGAGGGAGCCAGCGAGGTCAAGAAGGCCAACAAGACGCTTGCTAAAAAGATTGGTATCAATCAAGCCTCCAGAGCCACCTGCGTTAAACCTGAAGGCACAGCGTCCTGTATTCTTGGGACTAGCTCTGGAATCCATCCCCATCACGCTAAAAGATACATCAGGAGAGTGCAAGCCAACAAGATGGAAGATATCTATCAGCATTTCAAGAAAACGAATCCACGGGCCTGTGAAGAATCCGTATGGTCTGCCAACGACAGTGATGACGTGGTTTCTTTTTGCATAGAAGTGCCCGATGGAGCTAAACTTAAAAATAAAGTCGGCGCTTTAGATCTATTAGATTGTGTCAAATCCACCCAACAAAATTGGGTAATGGCAGGCAGAACCGATAGCCTTTGCGCGCAGCCTTATTTACAACACAACGTATCCAACACCATTAATGTCAAGCCAGAAGAATGGGAAGACGTAGAGGCATTTATATTCAAAAATAGAAAGTATTTTTGTGGAGTTTCTCTTCTCCCCGTGAGCGGAGACAAGGATTATCCTCAAGCCCCCTTTACAACAGTGTACCTCCCTAGCGAAATGGTATCTCATTACGGGGATGGCGCAATGTTTGTAAGCGGCCTTATCGAAGTGGCACTTAATTTATGGGAAGATAATCTTTGGGCCGCTTGCGACTCCCTAGTAGGTCTTGGGCAAAAAGTAAAAGGTAATGGCAAAAAAACTTGGGCTGATAGATGTCAAAAGTTTGCTGACAAATATATGGATGGAGATATTAAGAAGTTGACATACTGTATGAAGGACGTTTACAATTGGAAAGAGTGGGTAGACGTTAAAGGATCTTATGACACAGTGGACTATACCAAGTGTATAGAGGAGCAAGACAACACCACCCCAGAGCAGGAATTAGCTTGCGCAGGAGGCGTTTGTGAAATTATTTAACTGGATAGGAGGAGACAAAATGGGAGGTAATCCGGAAGTGGGATCAATACAAGTTAAAAAAGTAAACTCCGACGCTAAGCTTCCATCTAAGGCCCATGATACAGATGCCGGATTTGATCTTTATGCTGAAAAGTATAGTTCAATTCCCGTTGGTGAAACCAGATTGATTGGAACTGGAATCGCCATGGCTATCCCAAGGGGATATGCTGGCCTTATCTGGGACAGGTCTTCCATGGGTGTAAAAGGTTTGCACAGGTTTGGTGGTGTAATAGATTCTGATTACAGGGGCGAAATTAAAGTGTGCATACATAACGCCTCTCAAGCAAGTTATATTATAAGTGAAGGAGATAAGATAGCCCAACTTATTATACAAGCAGTACCATCTTTCTTCTTAAGAGAAGTGGACTCATTGGAGGAAACCGAGCGTGGTGGCAAAGGTTTTGGCAGTTCCGGTATATAGAAAGTATTTATGAAAAGAGGCCCACGTAAGAAGCAACTCAAGCCTAAAACCCCAAATCAGGCTGAGTACATTAGAACCATAGCAGAAAATGATGTAACTTTTTGTGCAGGACCGGCGGGAACGGGAAAAACTAGCATTGCGGTAGGATTGGCTTGCGAATATCTAAAAGAGGGAAAAGTCCAAAAGATAATAATAACCAGACCGGTTGTTGAGTCTGGGAGAACGGGGTTGGGATTTTTGCCGGGTAGTTTTCAAGAGAAAATTCACCCATATCTCATACCCGTATTAGAAGAAATGAAATTATTCTTAACGACTACACTTGTTAAAAAATATATGTCCGATGGAACGATAGAAGTTGTTCCTCTAGAATATATGAGAGGCAGAAACTTTCACAATTCCTTTATGATATTAGATGAAGCCCAAAACACAACGCATGAACAAATCAAGATGTTCATAACTCGTATTGGGCGAAAATCCAAGGCTGTGGTTAATGGAGATCCAGAACAGAGTGATCTTCCACTTTCGGCAAGAGGAGCCTTAGAGAACTGTCTTGACAAGCTAGAAGACACCAACTTGGTAGGCATAGTAGAATTGACAGACGATGATATAGTTAGAAATAGGATTATATCCGCAATATTAGCCAAACTTTAAGCCTTCGTAGCTCAACAGGATAGAGCAACGGTCTTCTAAACCGTAGGTTACAGGTTCGAGTCCTGTCGAGGGTGCGTGCATCCACGTCATCTGGACGGTATAATATATAGGAGGAGACCATGACTGATTCAGGTAAAACATTAATAGTAGACTGCGATGGCGTTATAGCAGATAAGAACCATGGCGGTGACTACAGTCAGGCTGGACCACTACAACACGGCATAGACCAAGTTAATAAACTTTATGACATGGGATATACTATAACTCTATACACTGCTAGATATGGAGACAGAGAGAAGGGTAATATCCATCGCCAATATGAGCGTGGATATAAGGAATGGACAGACTGGCTAGAAGCACGCGGTGTTAAATATCATCATGCTTATATGGGAAAGCCCGCTGGCGTAATCTATATAGATGACAAAGCGGCTAGAGTTCGCGGAGATGATGAGTCTGGCTGGTCAGATGTTTGGGAGGAAGTATCTAATCTAGAAGGCAAAGACAGGTATGGCAATCCAACATAATCATGAAAACTTTCACGAGGCTGTTTAACAAATATGCCTACGCGGCAACATACGCCCAACTGTGGCTTTTTATAGGGTTTGCCTCTGCCGTTGACATATATACGTCTATAAAAACTCAAGAATATTTGATAGATCTTGAACTTAATCCAGTGGGCAGGTGGCTAATACAACAGGACGGTGGAGATATAGCTTTATTTATGGGGGTAAAAACCGCTGGAACAACACTGGCTCTAGGAATTCTTGTGTGGTTGTATTTACATAAAAAGTCTTGGGCTTGGATGTCCATCGTTTTTGTTTCGTTGATGCAATTATTTGTTTTGTGGAGCCTACAACGATGAAGTTATTCGGCTTCGAACTAGGATCTTTATCCGAAAAAATATTTCCGTCTTTAAAAAGAGAGTACAGTTTAACGACTGAAGATGGTAAACCATTTCGGCTAATGAAACAAGAACAATGTTATCAAATTATTGATGTGTCTCAAAAGGCTCCCATGATAACCGGAAATATTGTACAGCATCTGTGTGAGCAATTAATAAATATAAGGCTTTTATCTTTGCAACTAGTAGATTCACAAAAGAAGAACAATGCTAGTGCAGTCAGGTCTATAATCAAAGATTTGGAAAAAATTGTCTAATGCCAACATATGAATATCGATGTTCTGCTTGTGGACATGGTTTTGAAATTGTCCAATCCATGAAAGACAAGGTAAAAAGAAAATGTCCTGAGTGTGAGAAAAACAAACTAGAGCGTGTCTTTGGGACTCCATTTATTTTTATGAAAGGAGAGCCTCAAACAATCGAACATTGGGCAGAAAGAAATACAAAGCAGATGGGGAGATACGAACTGGGGGACAAGAGAGGGGAGCAGGAAGAGGCCAAGAAGAAGGCCTCTGGAGACACGTCGAAGAGGGCCACCAAAAAAGAAATAAGAAAAATGACTCCCGAGCAAAAAAAGAGATACATAAAAAAAGGAACCAAATAATGTCTGTAGATGCGCCATATAAGGCTATTGTAACAATGGACATAGCTATTCACGAAGTTCTTAAAACGGGAGAATGTTCTGGAGGCAAAATGTCTTTGGCAGAGATGAGTAGATATGGAATTAAATCTGAAAAAGTTCCCGTAGTTGTTAAGGGTTCCAACAAATACGAGTGCATAAAAAATTTAATCAACAAAATCAAAGAATTCCACGACGGACAATAACCATGGTAGATTTTTTTCAAAAAGAGCCTGAAGAGGCTAAACCGCCAGTGGATGTAACATCCATTCAGCTAGATTGTTCTAATTGTGGCAAACACTTGGCTAAAGTGATGCTCGTTAAGGATGCCCCAACCTCCGTTAAGATAAAAGCCAACTGTTGTTTTTGCGGAGACAGCAGTTTTCTTAAAGAGGTATCTGGCGCATTCTATATGGTTCCCTCCGAAGGGGTTAAGCTTGAAGAAGCGCCAATCATGGGCGATAACAATAGCTTCGTTATCAAAACAACGAAAGAACTGCCAAATGTCTAGACATGAAAATGAAGAGTTGGATTTCCAAGCCCCAAATCCAGTTGTCACCGAGGTTACATATTTTACAGAAGGTGGAAATTCTGTAAAAAAAGACAGCACTAAAAGTTACGCTAAGCTAGTAAATAAAACCAACGTAGGCACAGAAGATAATACCAAATCGGTTACGTACTACGTTAAATTTGGACGCGGAAGAATATTTGATCCGTGGGGGACTTACGCTGATAGAACAAGAACCGGGGATTGGGACTGGAGAAAGGTTAGCTCTGTAGTGTTTGAACAGTACTGCAAATATCTAAAAACAAGATCCACAAGACATTTAACTCAAGCAGAAAGGATGGTAATAGATGGCAACCAAAAATAAAGGACCGCTTACTAAAGTAGAAAAGTTCTATATCGATAACAATCAGAATCAACCAGTTAAAGAACTAGCTACAGATCTATCGAGAACAGAAAAAACCGTTCAGAAATATCTTGACACACTAAGTTCTGACGACACTGAGCATATTGCAAAATCTAAATCTGATGCTCCAAGCGCTGGAGATATGATGATTAAAAATGAGAAATACGGAGTGTCTGTTATGACACAAGAAGCCTCCATGGCTGGGGAGACACCGGCTCAACAAAAGAACAAGTTTAATCCAGACGTGATGCATAAAATAAAGGACGATTGATGGTCTTTATATGCACAGAACCAGATCTGTACACAGCTAGCTTATTTGAGAAAGGCAGTGTTTGGGTTGCCACTCTGTCGGAGGGCTCAGTTGTATACCAAGATGACGAAAGAGAAGGCGTATACCCAGAAAGCGCTTGGGAGCGCTTGAGTATTCACTGTAAAGAAACCGGTGTTCATATTGTGGATATGTATATCCAGAATGGGACAAACAAAGTAGAGATTGGCAAGGATTACGATGGATATTATTTTTGCAAAGGGGCTGGAGGCTTCTTATATGGAGGAGGATTAACTCATCATTCATACATTTGTGGAGTTTTGGAAAAAGATATTTTACTTATTACCGCCTACAATGTTCCAGAATTAACAACGCAATTCACAGAGACTAGAGACCCAGACGAAAACACAATTTGCTTGATAACCAGACAGGGTGTACTAAGTGACGAGAAAAAGAAGTGATAAAAGCAGGTACAAATCCCCCTCCACTGGAGAATATTGCACAGCAGCCCAGTATATAGCTGAAACAGTTTGTCAAAGACAGGCAGAGAAGGACAATATTGGAACCCCCGCGTACAAATTTTGGAACACAGAAAAGTGGAAGAAGTCTTATACCCACCAAATAATTTTAGCCAACCGCCTCGTCAACAAGCATGACGAGAGAGCAATAATCAAGGCTCTGAATAGCAGCAGAGGGAAGTCTATCTATTCTCTAAGATTTCCCGGCTTAGAAGATCTGATCACAAAAGAAGAACAAATTCTACAACGATCAGATGCACAAGACTCTATTAGCGTAGAAGATATAGAAACAGATAGGAAGCCAAGAAAACCCTTCGGGAATAAGAGCACTATTTCCAAACTGAGAGATCTGGACAATGAATGAATACTACGAAAAAGTAGAAAAAGATATCATTAAGAAGTATGGCGAGATTATGATTGATTCTAATCTCGTAATGGAAGAAGATATATTAACGGTTTCCGTCAGCCCCTCTATAGACATTGGTCTAAATGGTGGAATTCCAGAAGGCAGTTGGGTTATTTTATCTGGCGCCCCTAAATGTGGAAAAACCACCACCGCTCTACAAATAGCCGCCAACTGTCAAAAAGAAGAATACGGCGGCAGGATGGTATACTACCTCAACGCCGAGGGCAGGTTCAAGAAAATGAACCTAAGTGGCGTAGAGGGGCTAGATCCCGACAAGTTAAAATTGATACAATCCACTCAAGGCAATATCTTAACAGCAGAAGATTTTTTGACCATCGCAACCAACATCATAAAAGATCACCCCGGCTGCGTGGTGATAATAGACTCCGCTTCTGCGTTGTCTCCAGAAAAAGAGATGCTCAACGAGATCAACGGTCAGGTTAGAGCGGGAACCCCAAAGCTACTATCCTCTTTTTGCAAACAAATGGGCACAGTAGTCCCCATACAAAAGACTATCATAATCATTATACAACACCTGATCGCCAATACCAGTGGGTATGGAAAGGCTTATATTGAAGACGGTGGCCAGAAAATAAAATACCAGTCTGATGTTAAGCTAAGATCCAAGGGGGTTAAGAAATGGAGCGTTGGAAACTCCGATACCCCAATTGGACAGATAATTTCTTGGACCGTAGAACATTCTGCCTTGGGTCCACCGGGAGCAGTAGTAGATAGCTATCTTAGATATGGCAAGGGTATTGATAGTGTTTGTGAATGGATCAATTTAGGAGCAGATTTTGGTCTGATCTCTAAAGCTGGAGCTTGGTTCACATGCAACTTTATGGAGAACCACGAAGAAGAAGCCAAGGCCATAGAATTTGATCCCACTACTAAATTTCAGGGACAAGAAAAGCTATACCAGTTCCTACAAGGAAATCCCAGTCTGTTAAAATTGCTAGAATCTGATATTAAAGCGATGCTATGAAAATAACTGGACTAGACGGCAAAACCTACACATGGAACCTTACTAACCACGTTCCGTATAAAGATGACAATAGGCCGCGCTCACAACACCATATACGCGCAAAATTCCTCTTGACTCTGGAGTTCCCCTACGATAGAATACTGGAGGAGGTTCCTCTGCCGGGGTGTGGGCTGTTTGCGGATTTCTATATCCCCAAGAGAACACTGATGATCGAGGTCCATGGATCTCAGCATTATGAGTTCAATTCTTTTTTCTTTAAGAGCAAAGCTGATTTTTATAAGGCTCAGGCAAGAGACCGACAAAAGGCGAACTGGGCCAACATAAATAATATCACCTATATAGAACTACCACATACAGAGAGTGACGATGAGTGGAGAGCCAGAATCTTCGATGACAGCTAAGGATAAGCTATCTCGCTTTGAACAACTAATTGATGACTATTTAGCCAAGCGTGGAATACACAAGGTTTCATATAATGAAGAAGCCCTTAAAGTATTACAAATGAGAAGCTTTGAGCTTAAGGCTCTTACGAGTATAGAGTGTGGAGAGCTAGCTTTTTCTCTCGCTCAATATTCTCTATATATGCAAGAACAAATAAATGAACAGACGGCTAGAATCAATTGGGCTAAAAACAACATTAAGAATATTATAGCGCAAAACTCAGGACAGTTTGATCGTTATATGAAATACGAAGAGAAAGAGCACTCGGTTATTGTTAATAATGAGCACGCACTTAAGCTAAACGAGATACTATCTTATGCCCAAGCGGTGTCAGACAGATTGTCGTATATGTCTGGGAGAATACAATCGATGAGCAGCGCTCTTATAGAATTACAGAGAAGCAAACGGAGGGTGGACAATGTCACCTAAATGGATAGATGCCATAAAAGCGTTTACAGACGGCGTGAAGCAAGGGGTATTAACGAATGACATGAAGCTGATTCAAGACAGTCTTGAAGCATTCATGGAGGAGAGATTGGCTGGAATGAGCGTTTCAGATATTGATAAGAAGCAAAAGGTAGAAGAAAATTTAGATGCCGCTTTGCAGGAAAGGCTCGACCGGGAAGACTCTAAAAAAGACTGGAAACAAAAAGATGGAGATGATTTTACTATGCCGGTATCTGATGATGTTGACACTTCTAGACAACGGTTTGCCAAGAGCAAGTCTCTAAACTTGGAGGACAGACAAAATCAATTCAAGGATGACGGCAGTATAGAGATCGGTGAGGCCGGGTCAGACTTAATTAATGACAAATCTACAAATCCCGTCCAACGGTCGAGAAAACCATCTGAAGGACTAATGAATGCCACCTGCCATCTGTGTGGCAAAGTAGAGCTAATTCCTCCATCTCTTAAAAGAGAGCACTATAGATGCAGCGCTTGCTGTAAAGGTTAAAATATGAGTCAAATACTCAGTGATACAGCAGCGGAAAGGGCTGTGTTATCAGGAGTATGTCAATATGGTTCACAAGCATTTGTTGATGTTGATGATGTAATAAGTGCCAACAGCTTTGTTCACGAATCAAATCAAATCATATACAAATGTCTTGGTAAGATTCTTGAAACTAGTGATCAGGTTGACATATCCTCTATTCTTTCCAGTGCCACAGAGCTTAATTTTCATGAGATTTTAAACTCTAAAAAAGAGCTTGAATATCTAAGATCTGTTTTTAACTTTCCGATACATCTTGAAAATGTGCGGAAACACGCAGTCAAGATAAGAAAACTAGAATTTGCTAGAACCGTACAAAAAAATATAAAGCAAGCGTATGCTAGTCTGTCTGAAATTACTGGAGAAGAAACAGTAAATGAAATTATTTCGCTCGCTGAAAATCCTATATTTGAGCTTTCTAACTCCATAAAGCAGGGGGGAGACGACCGCCCAATTGCCCTTGGGGACGATGTTGAGGAGTATATTCAATATCTAGAAGATAATCCCGTGGACATGCTGGGTATCAGCAGTGGATATCAACGATACGACACAGCCATAGGGGGAGGATTTAGAAGAAAGTGTGTTGATCTTATAGCCGCTAGACCAAAGGTGGGAAAAAGTATGTTTGGAGACAATGTCGCTCTGCATGTCTCCAAAGAGCTTGATATACCAGTCCTTATGTTAGATACAGAAATGTCTAAAGAGGATCATATCAATCGTATTATCTCAAATATGAGTAAAGTTCCCATAAACACAATATCCACAGGAAAATTTGCCAATAGCGCTATAGAGAAAGAAAAAATACACAAAGCTTCTGAGGCACTAACAGACATTCCTTACGATTACATCAGCATTGCTGGAAAGCCTTTTGAAGAAACTATTTCCGTAATGAGAAGATGGATTGCTCAAAAGGTAGGATTTGATAAAAATGGAAGAACTAATGACTGCTTGATTGTGTATGATTATTTGAAGCTGATGACCTCGGATAATATGTCCTCTGGCCTACAAGAGTTCCAAGTTCTTGGTTTTCAAATAACGTCCTTGCACAATTTTTGTGTTCAATACGACTGCCCGTGCCTGTCATTTGTGCAGCTAAACAGAGACGGCATAACCAAAGAATCTACTGATGTTGTCAGTGGCTCCGATAGGCTCATATGGCTGTGTACCAGTTTCTCCATTTTCAAAAATAAATCAGAAGAAGAGGTGGCGGAAGACGGCGAAGACAACGGAAATAAAAAGCTAGTCCCCCTAGTGTCTAGGCACGGAGCAGGACTGGCTGATGGCGATTACATAAACATGTCCATGAAGGGGGACGTGGCGAAGATAGATGAAGGTTGCACCAGAAATGAATTGAAAAAAGGCAACAAGAAGCAAGACCAAGGGTTTATTGTAGATGAGAACGACAACGAACAAATTCCATTCGCAACATAATACCGACAGAAGAAAAATAACGGCTATTTCAAATGGTTTGGTAGAACGCATAACTGACCTATTGTCGTATTTTGAAATAGAATACGAAATATTTGATAATAGAGTTACATTCGCCTGTCCGGTACACGGCGGGGACAATCCCACAGCCGTAAGCATATTCACGACTGGGGATTCGATTATTGGAAATTGGCAGTGCTTTACTCATCACTGCGAAACCGAATACAAACAAGACATACTAGGATTCTTGCAGGGTGTGTTAAGCTCTACTACAGAAGAAGATGTAACCTTTGGCCAAACAATTAAATTCGCGTGTGACTTTCTAGAGTCTTCTTTTGATAATCTTGAGAAGTATGAAGCCAATATTGTTACTTTTACAGAGTTAGCAAATAAGGTTTTTGAGAAAAAAATAGAGCATCGCGAAGGTATAAGCAGAGAGGAAATAAGGAGTAGGATACAAATACCGGCGCCTTATTACATAGGCAGAGATTTTTTGCCTAAAACACTAGAAAAGTTTGACGTTGGGTTATGCACAACACCAAACAAACCAATGTCCAACAGAGTCGTTGTTCCTGTGTATGATAACAATCATCAACACATGATAGGATGTGTGGGCAGGGCTACAAGTCCTAATATTAATCCCAAGTGGTTAAATAGCAAGGGCTTCAACTCTGGTGCTTCTCTATATAATTATTGGCATGCCAAAGACCATATTCTGGAAAGCAACACGGCTATTTTGGTTGAGGGACAAGGAGATGTGTGGAGATTGGACGAAGCTGGTATATATAATGTAGTGGGAATGTTTGGTTGCTCATTGGCAGAACAACAGCGGATTATCCTAGAGAGGTCTGGAGCCTTGAAGCTGGTCGTCATGACCGACTCGGACGAGGCTGGTATGCACGCCAGAGAGAAAATCGCCGAGCAGTGTGAGAGGATGTACAATATTCAGTTTGTTGATCTTCTACAAAAAGACGTGGGCGACATGAGCGTAGAAGAAATCAACACCCACGTAAAACCGCAGTTATAGAAATGAAATTCCTGTGAAAAAAAGCTATATATGCAAGGAGTATTATCTTAGAGACCAGACTCTAGAATGGTTGGGGTTTGACAGTTATAAACAGTACCTACGAAGCTCCTTGTGGAAAGATATAAGATCCCGGCTGATTAAAGATGAAGATAACGAATGTGTTGCTTGTTGCACAAAATCTTTAAAGAGCAGCCAAGTCCAAATACACCACTACCACTACGATGAATTAAACCTATCTGGAAAAAGCCTAGATGGCTTATTAGTTCTGTGTAAAAGCTGTCATGGCAAGATCGAATTTTTTGGAAAGGGGATGAAAAGAACTTTAGCCACTGCGAATGGCGTTCTTAGCTCTATGATAGCAGATCGAGCTACGGAAAAGAAACACAAGAGAAGGCCTCATAGAACCAGACAACAACAAGACGAAATAAAAGCACGCAACAAGAAAAAAAATAAACGGGAACGGAGGAAAAAAGGAAAGAGATACAACAATCCAAAAAAACTTGAGGAATATGCGAACAGTGAAAGAAGAGCGGTACGAATCGCGCAGCACGAAGCTCTGGATGAAGAAATGAAACAGCAGATTGACTTGGAAGATTTTAAAGAAGAAACCCGAAAAAGAAAAACAGATGTCTAGATTTGATATGCACTTGGGAATTGGCCCCAGACTTGGAGCCTTCGTCTTTATGTTTGCGGCGGTTATTTCTGCTGCGTTACACGGGTTTTCCCCTTCTTACTGGACTGAACTCTTACTGTGGGTATCCATCAACTTCTTTATATTTGATAAAGTAGCATGACTCAAAAGATTCTTGCCATCAGCGGTCGTAAAAGAGCAGGTAAGACCACGTGCATTAACTTTTTGCATGGATATGAATTACAGCAAAGCCAAATAATTGAAAGGTTCACACTAAATGATAGAGGCAAGCTACTAGTAAACGCCACTTTTATGGACGAGAAGGGCGAAGAAGTTCAACAGATGGGGATGTTTGATCTTAGCAATCGTGACCCTAGGTTTGTCGAGTACTGCTCTATGAATGTGTGGCCTTTTGTCAAAGCCTACAATTTTGCTGATTCTCTCAAGTCAATAGCGATGAATTTCTTTGGCCTGACATACGAACAGTGCTATGGATCTGAAAAAGAAAAAAACACCCCATCACAAGTTAAAGATTTTACAGCTAGAGAGTTTCTTCAGTATTTTGGAACGGATGTCTGTCGATCCTTAAGGGAAGATATATGGGTTGATTTTTGTATTAACCAGATTAAATCAGAGCAAAGCGCGCTAGCTCTTGTGGGAGACTGCCGTTTTCCAGATGAAGTAGAAGCGGTCCAACAGGCTGGTGGCAAAGTGATACGCTTAACTAGAACACTTCATAAAGACACCCATATTAGCGAAACAGCATTGGATACCTATGAAGAATTTGACGCTACTATAGACAATCAAGATATGACAATTGAAGAACAATCAAAGGAGCTACTAAACGTTCTGGGTCAGTGGGGCTGGTTGACATCTGTATGACAGTTAATCTTATTTCCCTGACTTGCAACGCAGAAAAAACTATTGGCTACTGTGCCAGAGTAAGCAACCCTAAAAATCAAAACAACCCAGACGTTGCTGGCTTACTTAAGTTTTGCATCAATCACGGGCATTGGTCTATTTTTGAAATGGCGAACATGGTGGTAGAAATAAACACCTCAAGAGGCATAGCCGCTCAAATTCTCAGGCATAGAAGTTTTTCTTTTCAGGAGTTTAGCCAGCGTTATGCTGAAGCCGAGGGGTTTGAAGAAATCGAACCTCGACGGCAAGACGAAAAGAATAGACAAAACTCTTTCGATGACTTGGATAAAAACGATAAAGAATGGTTTAACATAGCTGTCCGAGAACAGAACAAAAGGTCTTACTCTCGGTATAAAGAAGCTCTCCTAAGAGGAATAGCCAAAGAAAGCGCTAGATTTTTACTACCGCTAAGCACCAAGACTCGCATGTATATGAACGGGACGGTCAGAAGCTGGATTCATTATATAAAATTGCGAACAGATCCATCAACTCAGAAAGAGCATCAGGACATCGCAAATGAAATCAAGGGCATCTTTAGGGAAGAGCTTCCCATCATATCCGACGCTTTGGAGTGGACTAAATGCTCGTAGCTTATATACGAAGCTCGTCATACAATAGTTATGATTACTGCCAGCAGCAGTATTATATTAATTACGTCTTGGGTTTTCCCTCAACGTCAGGTAAGAAAGCCCAGCAGGGAACCATTGTCCACAAGGTGATGGAGTGTCTGGCTTCGTGCAAGAAAAGGCTCCAGAGCCTTCCAGAGTCCGGTCTGATGAGCATCACAGACGACGCGCTTGGAAGGATTACATTCACTAGCAGCAAACTATACTCAGAAGAGTTCGTCAATAAAATAGTAGATAAAAGTTTCGAACACTACACCTCCAATTGTGTCCATGAATATACAGACAAAGAAAAAAGAGAATGCCGCAAATGGACATGGCTGGGTCTGCATTATAATGATGGTCAGTTTGACCCCAGAAACAGAAAGATTGTAGACACTGAGCCTCATTTCGACATAGAGATAGATGAGCCTTGGGCAGAGTACGACTACACTCTTGATGACGGCACAAAGCTAAAAGGCAAGCTGGCTATAAAAGGGACTATAGATTTAGTTACAGAAGCCGAAGACGGTGTTATAGAAGTTGTAGATTGGAAGACTGGTAGAAGAATTAATTGGGCCACAGGCGAAGAAAAGGACTATAATAAATTAGAGAGCGACCCGCAATTGCTTCTCTATTACTACGCCATATCCAAGCTGTATCCTGATTACGATCAGGCGATAATGACCATTTTCTATGTAAAAGATGGAGGACCATTTTCTCTGTGCTTTGATGACGGGTCTAAAGAATTATTTCTTAAGATGCTCAGAAAAAGATTTAACGAAATCAAGAATAATAAAAGCCCTAAATTATTGTCACAGAGCCAGTCGCATTGGAAGTGTACTAAGCTTTGCGATTATTATAAGAATAATTGGGAAGGTACAGATACCAACATCTGTAGATATGTGCAAGATCATATCAAAAAGAATGGTATTGAAAGGACAAATGCAGAATGTACCAAACCAGACTTTAATATAGGGTATTATGATGCTCCCGGTTAAATACTTTACAAACGATGAAGTAGCACAAACGCTTTCAGTTCCAGAATGTATAGAAGTTGTCGAAGATCTATTTAAAAACATTGAAAACACACAGATGCCGCCAAAAGTGTATATGGACATACCTAATGGCGATTTCAGATCTATGCCAGCGATTGTCGGAAATACAGCGGGGATTAAATGGTGTGGGGTACACCTAGACGAAACGGGCACCAAGCGCAAAATTAACATATTTGCCAAGGTTCTTATAAACGACGTGGCCTCTGGAAAACTATTAGCAATCTTAGACGGAGAGACCCTTACTGCGATTCGTACCGCCGCAGTGACTGGAGTTGCAACTAAATATTTATCTCCCAAGT